AGATGGCAAGCCTTACGAAGTTGCCGATCTGGACACCACTCTGCTTCACATGCGGAAGAAGCGCAGCCTTCCGAGAGTCACGCTCTACATGTGCAGGCATCTTTTTGCCACCGATGTCTATAACACGGCTACAAATAAAAAGTCAGCGCAGAGACTGATGGGACACAAGTCCGAGTCCATGACTTTGTACTATGTCAACGATGACCAGCAGGAGAGATATGCTCTTGTCCAGAACAGAAAACTGAGTTAAAATAAATACGCACATGTTGAAGACCGGATATTTGTCCCAATACGAATATCTGGTCGATTTTTTTATACAAATTTTTATACAATTTTGAGAAATCTGTGCTCACGTATGCTCACGTATGCTCATAAAATTTATAAAATATGTAAAAAAAGAGTCAATTTTGCTATATTTTTACACAAAATCGACTCAGATTAAGCGTGCCCGAAGGGACTCGAACCATAATACCACACACTAGAAAATGCACTTTTTTATGCATTTTGTTATACAAAACCATGGATGTATGGTCAGGAAATAACATGCATGAATGTATGAAAAAACATAAAAAAAAGAGCCCCATTTCTGGGACTCATTTCTTCTCTAATGATGTGATGCGCTTTTCATGGTCGTCCAATCTTTCGTCTGTCTTATCCAGTTTACGGATCAGCTCTTCCAGTTGTCTGCAGAACGTGTCTAACTTGAGATTGACCTTGACGAACTCTTCTTTCATGGATGCTCTGCGCTCAATCTCCTGTTCCATGTTCTCTTTCTGGCTCTTCTTTGATCCGGAGAAAGTGTTGTAGAGCGTACAGGCAATAGAGACCAGGCTGATGATCAGAGCCACCGATATTGTAGCATCAGATGTCATCCTTGGTCTTCCTTCCTGTAGTTGTATGTAGACACCCCGATCAAGATTCCGATCAGAGTGCCGATGGCGTTCAGCGTGGTCACGATCTGATCTCCGTATGGGAGCGACCACGTTTCGGCCATTGCCCCATAAAACCAAGCCACAGCCGGCAGGCAGATCAGACAGATCCACTTGAGAATCTCATATGTCTTATCGTTGATTTTCATAATTAAAACCTCACTTCTCTAATACGTACATTTTTAAATCCAACTGAACGTATCCGGTAAACTTGCCGTAGCGTACTCTTGCCCACTCGTATCCGTCGGACTCGATCCGCCCGGTAAAATCCAGTACCTGAGCACGGTTCCCTGTCCAGATGTATGTCAGCACCGTTCCGTTCACTGGTGCCGATCTGAGCCTTACGTTGTCCTTGACTGGCTTGAAATAAATCATCTCGTCTTCCTCCACTCTTGATCCTCTGCAGTGCTTAAACGTGAGCCCGTGTGTCGATTTGACCGTGGTCACGGTGTCGTCAACAAAGAAGGCTTTTCTCGGATCCATCTCGCCCGGCATCCGCCACGCTCCGAGCTTCGTGTCTTTGTATTTGGTTTTCTGGGCACCTGCAGCGACTTCGAGATGGATGTGGTTGCCTGTCGCATATCCTGCCGTCCCTTCCTGGTACATGACCTCGCTCGGCTTGTATATGTGATACAGTGCGAAGCTCTTCCCGGAATGAGTCAGCGCAATCGTCACGACACGCTCCACACCGTCAGCACAGAGCACCTTTTTCTGTCGTCCGATCTCGTCACAGGTCACGAAAAAGCGAGTGTTTCCTGTCGAGACAGTTCCGAAAGCCCCGGAACAATAAAAGCATGTGTCCGCCTCGAGGTTCAAGTACGGATCTATTCCGCTGTTTGACCCTGCCAGATCGAGCGCCATGTTCGGATGGCTCAGATTCGGCCTCCCGTCTAGCATCGTCCCGGACTGTGTAATGTTCAGCACTCGCATGCCGAAAGTTAATCTGTCCATGTGGTCACCGCCTTTCGAACAGTTCTTGGTTCAATTCTTCAATTTCTTCCTGTGTTAACATGTGATTTAAAGTGTCCTTTCAATCGCTTGCCGTTTCTCCAGTTAACGGTTGCACATCAGTTCAGGCAAGTCTGCCAAAATACGATAGTATAACAGTTTTGCTCCGATTGCTGTCGGATGAACATTGTCAGCATTTAACGCTCCTGCAACCCAGTCACCATTCTCGTTGATTCTTACGGCTTTGTCCGCTTCGATATAACGATAACCACTTTCCCGAATAACAGCATCTTTATATGTGTTATTCATAATAGGTGTTGTTGGCACAGTATACAGGACCAGTTCGAAACCGTATTTTTTTTGAAGTTCGATAATTTTTTGGTAACATGAATACCAGGACGCATTGACCGCAGAATCGTCAGGATCATTCATGCCAAGACACCATACTACCATTTTCGGTGTTGTAATATCTAAAAGATTAACCAATGCCGTATATGCAGATGCACTAGCTTGTCCTGTATAACCGTTTAACATGACTGATTTTGTATAACCGTCTCTTGCGAGATAATATGTCCATCTTGATTCGTACCACGAAAAGTAACTGTCTCCAAACATCCAGATAGGTGCATTTACATTTTTTGACACCCATGAAAAAGCGCAATCTGTGAGAGTAGAGCCGATTGATTCTATTGTAGGTGTCCCCAAATCCATAAGGAATGGCACTGGGTCTGTGTAACTAAATTCCTGTCCGTCTGACGACAACCGGATTAAGGATGTGTTGACAGATGTTTCGTTTTCTACAAGTAAAGATATGTTACTGCCGATGGTTAAACCATGAGGGATAACAGTATCTCCTGACGAATTTGTAACGGTGATATTTGTACTGTCCACGATTATGTATGCATTGGACTGCTTAATGAAACGAACAGACCCAAAAGATGTAATGTTAGCATTGAACACATAGCAGTTATTGATCTTGACATTATGAAACGGCAACATCAATTTTTCACCGTTACTCAGTGTCCCTTTTGTTGTCATATATCCCATCGGAATCTGTTTAGTGTATGCGCTTGTCTTTTCAGAAGATCGTGCGACTTTTATCAATGTAACTTCATCAGCGATTCTCACCGTTACAACAACATTGTTAATTCCTTCTGGCACGACATACGATAGCGCGTCTGCACTACTTCCTGCGCTACTCACTATTACATCACCGTTATATGCACATACAAAACGTATGCCTTTTTGTGCATCATTTGCCGCAACCGCAGTGACTACATCTCCAGTTTCTACAGGTATTTTTTGCGTATAATTGAATGATGTATAAGACTGGACTACTCCATTTTTGTCAACTGCACCTACTGTAAATGTAGGAACATTGTCAATTATCGTTTCGTCCATATATTGATTTGTAACTATGGCATTTTCGATTGCATCAATATCGTCACGGATTTCAGTAATGTCATCATCAAGAATGTTGGCATAAACCGTTGTGGTGTGCGTAAGGTTTAACTGTGTCGGTACAGCACCTCCGCTCATATATATCGTGACAATAACTTCGTCAATACCTGACGGCACTGTATAAGATGCAGCGGCGGTGTTCAATCCACTTGCGCTTGCTGCGACTCCGTTTGAAAAAGCGCATACATATCTAAGCCGTGCCGCAGACGGATTTACGGATAATACATCCCCTTTGCTGACTGCAATCTTGTTGGAGTATTTAAGGGTTTCAGTAGAGTGTTCCACTCCGTCCGCAGACATATATGCGCTGTTTGTCCATGTCAAAGTGGAAAGTATGTTGCTTGTAACCGGATTCTGACTTTTAACAACGGTTACTTCTTCAATCCCACTTATTGCGTTCTTTAAATCAGAAACTTGTCCGCGGATCGCATTGCCTAATGTATCGTATGTCGTGCCATCCACTCCGATGCGAGCATTCTGAACTTCTGCAGCAGACGGAGCTTCTCCGCTCGGTGCGATGATCTGATCGATCTCAGCCTGCATGACTGCATCCTGTTGAGATCTTGTGCTTGCTTCCTGTGCGATCTGAGATGCGAGGCTTGTGTCTTGAGCCTGTCTTGTTTGTGTCTCCTGCGAAAGCCCGCTCTGCAGTGCGCTGATATCTGCCTGGAACTGCGTGACGTTGCCTGCCGATGTGATCGCTTCCTGGAACAGGCTGATGTCGCTCTCGGACGGGTTGTCGATGTCGCCCGGACGTCTTTCGACAAACACCACAAAGTTCGCCGTTCCGTGCGTGTTGCCATCGATCAAGATCTCGAACAGGTTAGATCCAGGCACTGCCGTGATCTGTTCCGTCTCGGTGATCACCACCTGTCCGTCCTCGTTGACCGTGCCGGCATTTAGAATCGTCGTGCCGTCCTGTTTGAGTCCGATGATCGCGCCGGTGCTCGGTGTGTACACAGTCCCGTCGCTCTGGAGAAGAGTGAACACCCATTCCTCACTCTGATCGAACTGGTTTGCATTGATGACCGGTGCAACACCGACCCCCGCATTTAGATAAAGTTTAAATTCTCTTGAAATCATGGATTATCCTCCCATTATTTGCCGAGCACAGCGTGCCCGTTACCGTCGTCAACAAATCCCAAACCACTATAACCTCGGCCGTTGATGTAGATCCCGAGGCCTGTTGTAGGGCTCAGCGTGATCATGATGCGGTTGTTTTGCGTGGTTGATCCGCCTGCGATTGTCAGCATACCGCTATCGTTTAGCGTCATATATGCGGATTTGTCCGTGTCTGCATTGTGGTAGAAGCTGAGACTGTTCGGCGTGAGCCTCATCGCATTGCCGTCTGTCGGGTTCGTGTTTGCATCCGTGCTCGTTCCGCTCATTAATACCAGGTTCCCCACATTCGCCGTAGCAAAAAGGCACGATCTGATGTAATCGGTGTATGTCTGTGCCAATACCGCCGCCCAGATTGTCAGATCATAATCGCCGTTTGCGCTGATGATTCTGGAGCCGTTGATCGTAGCGCCTTCGATATACGATCCGTATATCTCCATCGCTCTGACAATGTTTGCCGCTAACGAATTAAAGACCGCATTGCCCTGTGCATCGATGCCTGCGCTCCACGTCTGGCCATAATCTTGCGAGACCGCAAAGCCACCGGCATTGATCGTCCACTGGTATTGTGACTCGGCCAGTGTAGGACGGTTGTGCAGGTAGTACTTGGTCGATCCGTCCACGCTCGTGACCTTGGTGCTGAATAGTCCCAGGCTGTTCGTGATTACCTTTGTCAGCCCGGACACGTACTGATCCAGAAATCCGACCTGCTCTGTCGTGTTCTGTTCGATTCCTTCGGTGATGCTCGTTGCCAAGTCTGTGCGAGCTTCCCCGATCTCAATCTTCTCGAGCCGTTCCCTGAGTACGTCCCACCGTGTGCTTATTACTTCGGCAGATGCCGAGACACCGAGACGTTCAAAGTCCACATGGATGGTGTCGCCCATGTCCACATACTCGAGCGGTGCGATGTCTTTGTATTCTTCCGTATCAAAAAGCGACACGAAAGACAATTCAATGTTTACTTTCGGCACATTGATCGGATGACTCTGCAGATATTCGTCAACCTTCGCATTCAGATCCTCGCGTGTCGGAAGCTCTTCATACTCGTCCGAGAAGTCCACGATCTTCGTTCTTACCGGGCTCTCTGGATTCGGCACATATCGGACATTGGATGTCACTGTTGCGCCGTCTATCGTGACATATCCCATTGCTGAGGTAAACACATTAGCGATAGACTCTTCCTGTCTCAGATCGACCAAATTCTTGCCATATCTGACATGGTATCCCTTGTCCGATCCTCTGTGTGCGTGGATCTTCACAGTCAAATTGTCCCACTCGATCTCTCCTCCGAAAGTGTCCAGGAAAGAACCACGCCACCCACCGAGACATTCACGGAAGTATTTCGGCTCTTCCAGTGTGAACACAGATGATGTATTTGTGATGTCCGTGGTGATGTTAAACGAGGTGGTGCTTGCAATATGGCTTTTCAGACCTGCACATGTAGCGGATGCTCCTGTGGCTGAGAAAGGCCGAACCGGTCTTTTAGCCAGATCATAGGTGATGTGGTGTGCGTATACCGTGACGATTCCGCTGATAGGTTTGGTCATTTCGTATACACGGAACATTTGCATCCCTGCTGTATGCCCTGCCTTGACCTTGATCACGGAATTGAACGCGATGTCTTTATAGTGCGGATCATCGACAGATACTTCCATGGTCAGATCATAAAGCCCGTTCCGTTCCTCGTCCACATAGCACGAAATAGGATCCAGTCTGCCGAGTCCGTTTGTTGTGTCTGCTAACATTTCGGATATGTTTCCGACTCGTTTCATGATGATAGGTTTCATAATTTCCACCACTTTGGTATTAATTTAACCGATGTAAATCCTGTGTAGCTGATCCCTGTCGTGCCTGCATCCAAATATGGGAAAGTGTCGCCCGACAGAGTAAGATCCGGATTTCTGTTGATATTGTCTATAGGTTCGTAAGCGTTCATGCTCTCGCAGTCGATCACGGTCGTGCCTGTGTTGTTTGCCAGTGTTGCGGATACGCTTCCGACCTGGATCGTGCCTGTGCCTTCGACCAGTATCAGAGGCAGGGCTTTGAAGCCTGTCGGGTTGCTGATCTGCATGCCGTCCGTGACTGTGATGGTCGCCTCGCCTGTTTTCAGCCACTTCTGTGGCTTGAAATTGATGTTTATGGTAAATTGTCCGTACCTGTTAAGGATGCCCGTGTCCGGCTCAATTCTGCCCGATACATAACCCACGCGGAACACGTTCGGCTCCTCGCTCGACTCGATCCGCTGATAGCCTTTAAGCGTGAGCAGATAGCCGACCAGTCCGGAGAAATTCCTGTGAAAGTTCGCCCTGATTCCGCAATTAAAAGGGATCGTGATGTTCTCGTACCGATCCCCGTCTATGATGTAGTTGCCGGATCTTCCTGGCACCGTGATCTCTTCAATGTCACGGGATGGCATTCGCCACCACTCGGATCCGTCGTAGTACGTCCCGAAATCAAGGAGATCCTTTCCGCCGATTGTTAAATGCTTAATCATCCGAACACCGCCTTTCTCTGGTTGTTCATGCGTACCATGACACGCTCGACCTCTGTGGCGATGTCTGTCGCATTCATGCCCGGCTGAGCATAAATATTTATATCAATGTCCTGAGTCCCTCCGGATGCTTTTCCGATCATTTCCATCAGCCGATTGGTACCGATCACGAGCTCGGAGCCGTTTCCGTCCCCGAATCCCTTCATCCCGTTGGCTGTCGGCAGTACGGTCGGCGATGTGAACATGACCGCATCCTGGTACGCTTTTTTATACCAGTCAACGGACAGATGCGGAACACTCGGAGGCACGAGAGAGAAAGAACCGACCATCTTGAAGTGTGGCATCTTCAGCCTTGGAAGACTCCACGAAAAATTAAAGAAGCCTTTGATTCTCTCGATTGCGTCATGCACTGCCTGTTTTGCTCCGTCGATCTTCTCTTTGATTGTGTTTTTGATCTCGCTGAACTTCTGGCTGATACTGGATGCAAGCTCGGAGGCTTTTTGCTTTATCGTGTCCCAGTTCTGATACAGTGCAACACCGATCGCAACCGCCGCCGCAACTCCTGCGACAATCGCCGCAATCGTTCCGATCATCGGAAGCATTGCCACATTCAGAGCGGCCGCCATGCCTGTGATGGTTGAGATTATCCCGGCAATCGGTGATATCGCCGCCACGAGCCCGAGAATGGTCAATATGAAAGCCTGTGTGCTTCCGTCCAGATTGCCAAACCAAGACAAGACCGTGGTGATCACATCCACAAGTGTCTCCAGTGCCGGCACAAGAGTGTCAGCCAGAGCCGCACCCGCTTCGAAAAAGGCCATTGTTGCTTTGCCTTTCAGTTCGTCGATCTGATCGTTGAATGCCACCGCACTCTCGACCGCATCCTGTGACAAGATGTTTCCTGTCGCTTCTGCATCCTCTCCGAGCTGTTTCAGAGCGGCACCGCCATCATCGACAATGCCGGCCATCTCCAT